CAGGTGATCCGTTAAGAGTTGCCTTTGATAAGATAAACAATAACTTTGCTAACTTATCATCGACCGCTGTTATATCATCTAATACATATACAACAGGTAATACAGCACAACAAGTTATTTGGGAATATCCAGCAAACGCATTCACATTAGGTTCATTCTTTATTAAAACTAATGATCCTGGCACTATAGATCAACAAGATGTTAGACTAGATGCACAACTAGGTGCTAACTCAGCCAATATTAAATTTTCAGCATATTCATCTACACAATGGGGAAATGTGTTAATACCAGGAAGTGGTTATGACATGGATGTCAACTCTGGTAATGTTAGAATATTAGTTGACCCTGATGTTGCAAACGTAAGTGGGTCACAATCATTGTTTCATTTTATTAATTCTTCAGTTATGTTCCAAGGAGCGGCACCAGCAGGCTTACCACTAGCATTAGATGGTTATGTAGATTCTGAACTTGCAACTGAAGTAGACGATACAATTACAACTGAAGAAACTCCATAATGAGAGCAAGAGAATTTATTAACGAAGATAATGCGCCGGGCAAACTAACCAAACGTCAACGTTACGGTTCAAGAGGAATGCACAAGTTCCAAGATGTAGACGGTAGAGATAGAGTCTATGAATTGAATCGTGTAATGATGGCATTAGCACAAGCAAACGGTAACGTTGGTGCAGACGATGGTATCGATTTAGATTCAGAGAGTTGGGTTGGCACAAGCAACATGGCTGTACCTTATACTGAACTAGAGTCTAACATGTTAAAGTCAGCATACAAAGCAGTAGGCAGTGAATGGGAAGACTTAAATGCAGGTGATATGAAGTCTGCTGAATTACCTTCAATCAATAAAGAAAGTCCAATAGAAGGCTTTAAAGGGTATCCAAGATAATGGCAGCCATCAATGTACCAGTCAAAGGCTTAACAGGATTAATTACAATCTTTGCATATGCCGATGATGCTGTAACTACAATAGCAGACGTACTTGCTTCAATCGTTGCCGCAGATGGTATAACTGCAGGGTATTACTACAATCTAGCATTAGTAAGAGATACTAGTAAAGATAATTTGACAGCACCCACAGCAACACTTGCATCATTAAACTTTGTAGGCGCAACAGGTACAGATCCTTTTACTGCAGGTGCTATCGTTAGTGAAACATTTGATAACGGAACACAAACAACTACACCAGCAACAGATATCTTTCTTACTACACCAGCATCTACTACGAATGCTCCTGCTAGTACGTTACAATTCAGACAAGAGTTAAGAGTATCAGAAGTAGCAGAACTTAATAGAAAAGGTGGAGCCGGTGGCAACGTCAGTCTACCTGCATACAATGCATTAAACACTGCTGACCTTGACTTACTACCCGCTAAGTATGTGGGTAACACAGCAACACCAACTGGGACAGTTCCACTAGCAACTAGTCGTCCTTGGACATAAAAAATAATTCTCGCAGATCAACACTAACTAAATAATATCATACATTTCACACTAGGAGCGATGAATGGAAATCCCGTATGACATTAACAATACACTCGACTTAATCAAGTTAAAATTTTACAACGAATGGCTATATACAGCACACATTTATGATGAAGGTGAAAGTCCATTTCATAAAGACTTGACAAAGCAAGTAGTTGAGAACTACGTTGACCCATTAGCATTACCGAAAGATTCTAAAATCTTAGACTTAGGATGTGGTCCAGGTTATTTCTTAGATGAAATGGCAGAAAGAGGATTTGAAGATGTATTAGGTATTACATTGTCACCCGGCGATATTAAAACATGTGAAGACAAAGGACATAAGACTAAAGGATATGATTTATCATTCTTACCACAGAAAGACGGTTACCATGAGGAAAGTGTAGACTTTATTTTCTTACGACATGCATTAGAACATTCACCTTATCCTATCTTTAGTTTAATGGAATACAATCGTATTCTAAAACAAGGTTCAAAGATTTACATCGAAGTACCTGCTCCAGACAATGATCGTAAACATGAGTTCAATTTAAATCATTACAGTATCTTCGGTCACACTCAACTGGCCGCATTATTACAACGTACTGGATTTAGGATTGATACATTCAATAACCTAGAGTTTACATTAGATCAACAGAATCCAGAAGATCCAGAAGGAGATCCCATTAAGATGAGAGAACATTACTATTGTATTGTTGCAACTAAGGCACAAGGCTTAGACATTAAATAATGTGGGAGAACTAGGACAAACTGACAACATATTTGTCGTCTATCCCTCATTTACTGGGGGAAATCATTTATCAAATTTAATTGGCTTATGTAAAAACGTTGAACCTACCTGGTTGAAAGATAAAGAATTATTTAAGAAATATTATTTGACTACTCATAGTGAACACTATGGTATTGATGAGGGAGGTATGATTGCTCATCATAATATTCCAGGTACTACTAATGCTAATGAAAAGCGGTTGTACAATCATAAAGAGCAGTTTATTGAAAATGCTTCTAATGGGTATATCAATATATTAGGAGGACATAATCATTCATTTAGAAAACTTGTTCATTTATATATACATGACCAAAATCACTCTGATATGTTTGGTGGTATAGATAATATTAAATGGTTAATGATTGAATATCCAAATGATAAAAACTCACTAGCAACAAAACGTCAAATGATTGAAAAGGCAAACATCTCACCTGTCGAAGATGAATTAATCTTGTATCCAAAGTTAGATAATATATATGAATGGGACTTTAATGACTTAGCAGAAGACGATGCAGACAAAATATCGAAAGTAAAAGAGATATATACTATGTGTCCAGGAACAAATGCTGTTTCTTTAGATGCAGATGTATTCTTCACAAAAGAGGGTATAGAAGATGTTAGAAGTATGCTAAAAGGTTACTTTGGACTACATCTACCTAGTATTGCAAATCAAATACATAGTCTGTGGATACAAATGATAGAAATGAGAGTCGATTATTATAATGAGCATGGCAAATAAATTTACATTTATAAAATATACTTTATCGTGGATCAGTCAGCAATTGGCCATTCCATTCTGGGCAGTTGGGCATCTACACTTAAGTCTTAAAATGGATATCTACCAAGACATACATATGATCATAGCATCACTTGGAATGAATGTGTTAGTTGCTATAGGTTTCTTTTTAGATTACCAAGATTACAAAAAGTCTCATTAATGTTTAAGGTGTATGGTGCAAATAATTTGCACACGATTCCACAGATTCACCTGCTAACAGAAGAACAGCAATTAGCAATTAAAGTAGTAGCACAAGTATTACCATTCAAAGTTAATCAATATGTAATCGATGAATTAATCGACTGGGATAATGTACCCAATGATCCTGTGTTTCAATTAACATTCCCTCAGCCAGGTATGTTAGATGAGAAAGATTACAATGAATTACGTGAACACATTGTCGCCCATAAAGAGACAAAACATATAGTTAATCGAATTAGACAAAGTTTAAACCCACATCCAGCTGGACAACAAACACTCAACATACCTACATTAGACAACGAACCACTAGAAGGTATGCAACACAAGTATAGAGAAACAGTATTGTTTTTTCCTGCAAGAGGACAGACATGTCATAGTTACTGTACATTTTGTTTTCGTTGGCCACAGTTCATTGGAGACAATGACTTAAAGTTTTCTAGTAGTGAATCTACACATCTTTTAAACTATCTTAAAGAACATAAGGAAGTTACTGATTTGTTAGTAACGGGCGGTGATCCAATGATTATGAGATCACATCATCTTGCAGAATATCTTCTACCATTACTAGCACCAGAGTTCGATCACATACAGAATATACGCATAGGTACAAAAGTATTATCATTCTGGCCGCAACGTTTCCTTACAGATAAAGATTCATATGCTTTACTAGAATTACTAACTAGGTTAGTACGCAGAGGAAAACATGTAGCAATAATGACTCACATCAATCACTGGCAAGAAATACAAACACCAATTGCAAAAGAAGCAATACGTAGATTACGTGACACAGGTGCAGTATTACGAAGTCAGTCTCCTTTAGTAAAACATATCAATGATGATCCTAATGTCTGGGCCAAGATGTGGGCAGAACAAGTGCGTTTAGGGATTATACCTTACTACATGTTTATTGAAAGAGATACAGGTGCAAAAAAATACTTTGAATTACCTTTATATAAGGCTTATGAGATATACAATGATGCTATAAAACAAGTCTCAGGGCTCTCTAGGACGGTCAGAGGGCCCTCTATGAGTTGTACCCCGGGCAAAGTAGAGATACAAGGCATAACTGAGATTAAAGGAGAAAAAGTCTTTATATTGCGTATGTTGCAATGCAGAAATCCAGAGTATTCATATCAAACATTCTTTGCAGAGTACAATGAAGATGCTTGTTGGTTAGATGATCTTAAGCCTGCGTTCGGTGAAAGTAAATTCTTTTTTGAAAATTGATTCCAAAGTACACTAAATACTAGTATGAGCCAATTTAATGCAAGTGGAACAGGCGAGTTAGTCAAATCCGCATATAAGAAAACGCATTTCAAAAGTCAAACAGAAATTGATGACTTTGTAAAGTGTTGTGACCCTAAGACTGGTTATCTATACTTTATGGATAACTTCTTTTATATTCAGCATCCAACACAAGGATCAATTCAATATCATCCTTATGAATACCAAGAACGATTAATTGATACATATCATAACTATCGTTATTCAATCGCATTGATGCCTAGACAGTCAGGTAAGTCTACATCAGCCGCAGGTTATTTGTTATGGTATGCTATGTTTGTACCTGATGCTACTATTCTAATCGCCGCACATAAGTATACAGGTTCACAAGAAATTATGCAACGTATTAGATACGCATACGAAAACTGCCCTATGCATATTAAAGCAGGTGTGACTACATACAACAAAGGTTCACTAGACTTTGAGAACGGCTCTCGTATTGTATCAGCAACGACTACAGAGAATACGGGTCGTGGTATGTCTATTACACTTTTATACCTAGATGAGTTTGCATTCGTAAGACCTACAATTGCTGAACAGTTTTGGACTTCTATCACACCAACACTAGCAACAGGTGGTAAAGCAATTATTACATCTACTCCTAACTCTGATGAAGATCAGTTCGCATTGATTTGGAAACAAGCAAACAAGAATATCGATGCTCAGGGAGAAGAAACAGAACTTGGTGTTAATGGATTTAAGCCTTTTAGATCATATTGGAATGAACAACCAGGTAGAGATGACAAGTGGGCAGAAGAAATTAAAGCCCAGTTAGGTGATGATAGATTCGCACGTGAGATTGGTTGTGAATTCTTAATTGCAGACGAAACATTAATCAATCCTAATACACTAATCATGTTAGAATCAGTTGAACCCTCAAACAGAATGGGTCAAATTAGATGGTTTCAAAAGCCCAAGAAAGGCATGGTCTATTGTGTAGGATTAGATCCGTCATTAGGTACAGGTGGAGATCCAGCCGCTATACAAGTCTTTGAAGCAAATACAACTACACAGATAGGTGAATGGAAAGATAATAAGACTGATATTCCTCAACAGATTAAATTGTTAGGACAAATTACAAGACACATAGCAGAAGAAACAGGTGAACCAAATAACATATACTACTCATTAGAAAACAATTCTATTGGAGAAGCCGCTCTAATATCCTTAGCAGAGTTTGGTGAATCAAATATTGAAGGCATCTTCTTAAGTGAGAGAGGTAAGAAACGTAAAGGATATAACACAACACAAAAAGTAAAACTTGCGGCTTGTGCAAAATTCAAAACACTGATGGAAAGCAAGAAAATGAATGTTAAAAGTAAAGCATTGATCAGTGAATTAAAAACATTTGTTGCATCTGGTGGCAGTTACGCCGCTAAGATCGGTGACAACGATGACTTAGTAATGGCTACATTACTTGTAGTACGTATATTACAAGACATTACAGACTTCCATAGTGATTTGACGGAGCATATGCGTGACCATGATGAAATGGTTGCACCCTTGCCGTTCTTTGCTGTGATTAACTAAAAGAGATAAATAATAGTATGGCAATTGATCAGGAATCCTTCAATAAACGACTCTATGATATCTTTAAGACTCGTGGGTACAAACCTTCACCTAAAGATTCAAAGAATGAAAGAACAAATCCAGAGACAGCAGATGTCTTTGAGTTTCAGTTCATCAAAGATGGTGAGAACTATGGTAAAGCATGGGCAACTATTGACAAGACATCATCATTAAACTTATACTATGATGACAATCAAGCAGGTAGTCCTCCAGGACAAACTAAAGGTGTTGACTACGATGATTCATGGTCAGGATTGCTAAAACATTTAAAGCAATGGGCATTATCTAAGCAACTAAACTTTGGATTACATGACAGTGATCGATTAGGTGACGATATGCGTCAAAGGGATTATTATAAAATGAAAGAAAAAATGAATGAAGGTTATCATGCTGTTAATAAAACAACATCATACAATGATAACATACCTAATGTCAAAGTTGTAATTCAACATGATAAACAAATAGGTGAAGGCGAACAACGTTGGAGAAACGTTCATAAAATTTTTGTAGAAAATACTGAAGGCGAAAGATTCGCAGTCCCAACTAGAATGCCTGGCATTGCAAGAGTATATGGTAGACACGTAGCAGAAGGTGGAACACCGTATGACGAAAGAGGTAAGCACATTACTACATTAGTAGAAGAATACACTAAGATGGCTGGCTTTGTACGTGCTACTCGTAGAGGTGAATTTAATGAGTCGGTTGCAAAACTTATTGCTGAAGGCATCAACCATCATAAAGCCCTAAAAGAATCATTACAGAAGATGCAAAGTCATAGAGGCTACAATCATTACTTTGAATCATGGACACCTGCTCTTATGGAAGACGATAGTGATGCAACAAGCATTGCTGAAATGTTTGCACAAGAAACAATTGATCCAAGAATCGAAAGTGTTTTACCTATTCTCAACAGACTAAACAGTGGCATCATCAACGAGATTGAAGAAGTCAATGAGTTAGATCAATGGGCTAAAGGCATTACAGAAATCACAGAAGAAGTGATAGAAGAAGAAAAAAGAGATACACATTGCTCAGCCAAATGTTGTGGAGCAGATGTAAAAGCAGAAGACTGCGGATGTTCACCTGATTGTGAACATTGTAACTGTAATGCAAAATTAGACGAGAGCGGACTACAAAGATACACAGGTATTAAAAAGTACGGCAAAGAAGGTTTTGAAGCATTACAAAAAGCAGGACGTGACGGAGCAAGTGAAGAAGAAAAAGGTAAAATTAAAGACAGGTATCTAACAAAAGAAGAAAAAGAAAACATGGGTTCTGAAGATGATGACTTGAGAGATGAAGAATCAGGTAAGAACCACGATCCAAAGACAGGTAAAAGAACTAAACCTCATCCGTTTGATCCTCAAGATGATCATTTGACTGAAGGTGCATTCAACAGATTAGTTGTTGATGCATTAGAGATGTCAGAAAAAGAATTTGCTAAAAAGCATCCTGGGTTAGCACATAGATATAATGATATCGTAGCGGCATTCAGTGAAGAAGATTTAAAAGATAAATTATCTGCACCCGTTCAAGGTGAGATAGATTTATTAGAAGAAGAAGATTTTCGTACATTAATTAAAAAAGATGCAAGTGAATTAATGAGTATAGCATCTAATGCAAAACAGTACGAAGAAGAAATAATGAAACGCATCAGAGATCGTAAACTGCGAATACCAAAAGAAGTAGACCCTGTTAAACGTAAACGTTTATCAGCAGAAATCAGAGAATACGAAAAGTATAAAAATAAGTATGATGTAGGTAGAGCAAGATCAGCAGCCAATGCAAAAGATGCAAGTAGAATCGAAGCAGACAGAAGACTACGTAAAGATGATCCGGGCATGGCAACTAATGATAAAGTGTCTATCACTACTGCATTGATGGGTTTAATACCCTCGTTAGCAGAAGAATCTGTTATCGATGAAAAAGACTTTTCAGATAAAGAAATTAAAATGGCATATGGCATTTTAAATGATCCTAGATATAAAGGTGGCAATCAAACTGGAGCCATCAAAGCAATTGAAGGTATTAAAGCAGGTTTATCTGAGCATCCAGGTGTTAAGAGAGCAATCTATAAAACTCAAAACGAGCCTGATAATTTAGAAGAAACTATTGACGTAGGTAGTAAAGGATTCTATGTAAACATCGATCCTAACACAGGTAAAGAGTCACCGATGACATTTTCACAATTTCAAAGTACGTGGTATGATGAATTTAAAGATGATCCTGAAGTACGTAACATCGATACAAATAAACTATCACTCAAGTATGAAGTGTATATGGATCATTTAGGTGAACAAATTGATGAAACTAAAGCAGGTGGAATGACATTTGCTGGAGACTATAAAACAGGTAGTGCTGGTCAATGGAAAAACACAGGCAAGACTAAAGGAAGACCTGCAAAAGTAGGTGATTTAGTTGGAGCAGAAAGTAAACATGCAGACGATGAAATGTCAATACATCAAATGTCAGATGAAGATTTAGCAGACTATGTTGGTTGCAGTACAGAATATGCTAAAGCAAACAGAGATGAATGCGAAGAAGTTGCAAATGATAAATCAGCAGATCATGCACCTGACAATATGTTAGAAGATATTTTACGTCTAAGTGGTTACGATCAGTACAAAGGTAAAAGCACTGGTAAAGGTGCTGGTACTGAGTACAAAGTTTAAGGAGACTGATATGAATACTAAATGCGAATGCTGTTCATGTTGTAACTGCACTTGTTGCTAAGAGATAAATGGCAGACAAGAAAAAGAAACAATCGAAAGTTTACATGATACCAGAGTGTGAGACTAGAAACTCTCACACTTATCATTACACTGCTATCAAAACAAAAAACTTGACTGTTAGTAATACTAAATTAAGATTTAAGAAATACAATCCAGTTAAAAGAATACATGAGTGGTTTGTAGAAGCAAAACTACCCCCTCACACTAAGTAAGGTTTATACAATGAGATTTAAAGAGTTTTTTGAAGCAGACGACCTCGTCAAAAAAAATAAAATTCCCCCATTGGACATCAAAGCCAGTAATGCTGTATCAAAAGATGATACATCAGATGCTTTATCTAACGTAGATACAAGTGATATACAGGGCATGGATGATCGTATGGCTCAACTTGCTCAAAACAAAGACTTAATCTATCAATACACTGATGATGAAATGACAGACCTTATTCCTGTTGATGATGAAGAAGATGAACCAGGGATGCCAGAAGAAGGCTTTGACGAACCAAATACATTACCACAAGAAATTAGAAAAGATTTAAGAACTCATGGTGATGTTACTGCAAGATTTCATTCAGTACAAAACTTACCCGGATACTTAGATGATGCTATTCGTATGATGGGTCAGAAAGTATTCGCATCTTTAACAGCAACACCAATTGAAGAAATCAATGTACTTGCTAATCTCGGTGATCAAGGACCAAACGAGCAACGAGAACTAAATGCTGTTGCTGGTATGGTTGATGCTTACGGAGAAAGAAGAGGAGACTATGAAATGAAATTCGATAGAATCCTCCCCGGATATGAAGCAGATATTCGTGTCTATGAGTACAAAGATCAAATATTCTGCTTAGTAAAAGATTTTGCAGGCTCTTACGTTTATAGTTGGCCAGCAGAGAATAAAAAACTTAATTAATTATTCTACGTCATTCAAAGGATTTTCTAAGATCGTTTGAATTCTTTCTTCTAATTCTTTTCTCATCTCACGCATTTCTTTGTCTTGCTCTTTGAAACGGTTTTGCATTTCCTTTTCAATCTCATAGACATCATCACGTACTTCACGTTGAGTCTTTGCTGATTCACTTTCTACCTTACGTGCTAAACGAGATGCTTCTGTAATCTCCCCTTGCAAATTATCTTTGATAATTTCTGTAAGTTCAGTTAATCTAACAATCTCTTGTTCAATTATCTCTGGTTGAAGATTTTCTAATTTTTCTTCTGCTTCAAGTAATCTATTATAGAGTTCAAAGCCTCCCCACATTCCACCTATTAATGTTCCTAATAAAGGTAAAATGATAAGCAGTTTACTGCCACTCATCTTAATGCCTTCGTATTCTACACTTGCCATAATATACTCCTATTGTTTACTGCTAAATGCTTTTCCTGCTTCAGCAATACCAAATGAACCTAGTGTTACAACAACAAACGATGTGTAGATAAAGTCTGATATAACTAAATCTGTACCGTCTAATCCTGTCACTAAGTCTACTATACCAAACGCAACCATCATAAAGAACGATGCGAAACCAATGATTGCTTTTTCATTGATCTTGTTGTCGTCCATAAATAGCCCAGCGATAGTAAACTTTTCTTTTGGTTTTACTTCATGGGAAATAGTTCTTAAGTCTTTGGTTAATGCTTCCATCTCTTTGATTTTGTCATTAGCCTCGTCTAATTTTAGAAGTAGATCAGTATACTTGTCTAAATCTAAGTTCTGAACGACTCCATCGCCGCCCTCGATTTTGATGTTTTCTTCACTCATTATTTTTGCTCCTGTGTTTCTTCATCTGGATTAATTCCATATTGCATAAGAACCATCTTATACAATTTCTCTTGTGTATTGCCAGCCATTCGATAGAATCCCATTTTGTTGTCATCTATCTTACCGTCTGGCATTTGTTTTGCGTCAAAGAAGCCTGCATTTCCTTGACTATATACTTGCTCACCTGTGTAAGCACTAAACCCTGCTGTATAACCTATATAAGCAACAGCAATCGTTTGGTCAGCATACCCACCATCATCAGTAGGTTCACCTTCTTGTATATTCTGTAGTTGTGCTTGTAAGTTTGCAGATGCTACTTCAGCACCCACTGTGTCTGCAAGGCTCTCTACGGCGTCTGTAGTGCGTTGTTCTTGCATCGTGTTCTGTACTTCAAAACGTTGAAAGTCAGGTGCTTGTTGACTTAAAAACTCAGTCAACCCTGTACCAGAAGATAATGCTTCTGTTAAGTTATCTTCAAACTGAACGTCAGTACTGCTTACTCCACTAGAACCATCATCAAAGTTTTCTACGAATAACTGTTCTTCTTGCATCATTTCTTGCTGTTGTTCAGCAACTTCAAACGCAGAAGTCTGTACGGTGTCTACAGACGTAC